GATGATAATTTAGGAAATCAAACAACTAAAGTAGGAGAAAAAGACGTAAGATTAAAAGATATATTTATGGATTTCTTAGATGAGGAGGGAGCACAGTTAGCAAAGAATCATTATCAAAATTACGGTAGAGTAGGAAATATAGTTGGCGATTTAGCTAAACTACCTATCGGTAACTTTGCTGCTTTCCCATCTGAAATAATTAGAACTATGGGTAACATTGGTTATCGAGCTGCTCAAGAGTTAGCTAGTGGTAATCCAGAGTTGCAAAAGAAAGGTATGAAAAGAGCAGTAGGTGCATTGACTGTAACCACTGCCTTTCCAGCGGCCATGGTTGAACTAGGCACAAGATTAACTGGCGCAGATCAAGATCAGATAGATGCTTACAAAAGATCTTTTGCTGCTCCTTGGGACAAGACAGCTACGTTGGTGCCAACCGGGACTGACAAGAATGGCAACATAACTCAAATGATGAATTTAAGTTATACAAATCCTTATGATTATTTATCTAGGCCTTTTGCTAGATTGATAGCAGAGGCTGAAGAAGGAGAGGCCAAAGGAGAAAGTTTGGTTAATAGATATAGTCAAGGATTTATGTATGGTTTAGGAGAAATGACGCAACCTTTTGGCACACCTTCAATTGCTACTAAATTATTATTTGAAACTGTTAGCGGTGAAACTGAAACTGGTAGAAGGCTTTATTCCGCTAGTGATACTTTTGGCGATAAAGCTAGTAAAGCTTTTGTCCATAATTTACAAGGCATGGCTCCACCAATTTTACCTTTTGATATTACCTCTGACCCAGCTGGTGGAGTTTTAGGGGTAAGCACATCGTTAAAAGATTTTCCAACAGCAGTATTTAATAGCACTGGATTGATGGGTGACGACAGATTAATTAACAGAAGAGGAAACAGAATAGATCCAGCTGAAACTTTAGTGCAAGGATTTAGTGGTTTAAAAATTATCAAACCACAAATAGGTAGAACTTTAAGATATAGAGGTTTTGAAACTAACGATGTAATTAGAGCAGCTGCCAACGAATTTAATAGAGTTGCTAGATCTACTAATGTAAGAGAAGCAGAAGACTTTACTAAAGCTTACATAGAATCTAACGAATCTAGATATAGAGGTATGAGAGATCTTTATTTAGCAATAGAAGACGCAAGACTTTTAGGTTTGAACGATCAAGAGATATTAAAAGAACTTAAAACAGCTAAAGTCGCTAACGCTGATTATGTTATGGCTGGTTTATTTAAACCTTCAGAACTTAGTAAAGAAGTTATTACCGAATCTCTTAGACAAGATTACAACAAGTCTAGAAACTTATTACCAATTACAGATATAGGTGTAGCTGAATCTAGATTAACTGGACAAAGATTAGAGGGAGGTTTTACTTCTCCAGATGAAATACTTAGAGGAGTTCAAGAAAGAAATCAACAAAGAAGAGTTAATCAAACGCCAACAGCTTCACAACAACCAAGCGCCTTAAGACAACAAGAATTTAATAAACTTCTGGGAATAGATTAAATACCAAACTTAATATGATCGGCGCTACCATTTTTCTCAGCTATTTCTATTTCTTTAATAGCTTTTTCTACCAACCATTCAACCGTGTTAGCACGGGTCCTGTGAGTTAATGATGCAAGCTTGCCTAATTTTTTGTGAGTCTCTTTGTTTACTCCGATGGTTACATGGGTTGCCATTTAGCTTCTCCTGGTATGTTAATTCTTTCTTAAAATATATAAAAAATTGTATAATAAATTATGGGCTATAACAAGAACAAATACGGAGCTATAAAAGTGAAACTAGATGGTATCACATTTGATAGCAAATTAGAGGCCGCCAGATATAAATTCTTAAAAGAATTAGAATCTGCTGGCGCAGTATCAGACATAGAAGTTCACCCGCAGTTTCCATGTTTTGTTGAAGGTAAAAAGATCTGCACTTACATAGCAGACTTTAAATATAAAAACATCAAAGGAGAAGAAGTCATAGAAGATACTAAGGGAGTATTGACTGATGTCTTTAAATTAAAAAAGAAATTAGTAGAAGCAATATACCCGGACGTAACCATAGAAGTAATTCACTCGCCTAGGGCCTAATGACTCAAAAAACCAGGACTTGTACGCTTTGCAAGAAAAGGCGGAAGATTAAATTTTTTGAAGCTAGAGAACAAGTTGGTGGTGGCATAACCTATCGTGGTCTTTGTAAAGATTGTCATGTCATAGACAGAAACAGAAAGCGATCATCGAGTTACAAAAGTTTTTTAAATTTACTTCACAATCAACTAAGACATACTAGAGTTAGTAAGAATCCAGAAAGAGAATGGGAGATAACGCCAGAAGATTTAATAGAAATATGGGAAAACCAAGATGGTCTTTGTGCTTTGTCTGGTGTATTGATGACTCATTATCGAGATGGAAGCGGTAAGAAAGATTTAAATGTAACTATCGACAGAATAGATCCAGAGGAATGGTATGTCAGATATAACATTCAATTGGTTTGTCAGCGTGCCAACATCATTAAACACACTCTGAGCGAGGACATGTTGCTCTGGTGGTGTGAAAATATCATAAGAAATAAAAAGAAATAAAAAATTTTTTTTATATACAAAATATTTTTGTATATAATCCGCGCATGAATTTGAAGAATATACTCACCGGGAGTGCTGGGTATATCATTAGTGTCAGCTTCTCTATATATATGATGAACATATATTTAGCGATCTACACTTAAGCCAGCGCTTTACTTATAGATCTGTTTTATTTTATAGCCTTTCTCAGAGTTGTTAAGGTTTATCATCTTGCGTTCTAATTTTGGTAATGATTGCCAGAACACTGGAGAGTGTTGGTAATCATATAAACCACAAACAGTACAACGACCATTTTCCATACTGGTAGGCCAGTGGCAGGCGTTGATGCAAGGATAATCAGCGAGACTGGTAGTTTCGCCTCTAAGACTAGCTATGTTTTTAAATGTATCTAATTTAAATATTTTAGCCATTACGCACCTCTTTATAGAGATATGCGTATTATATAACGATTTTTATATATTATTGCAAACTTTTTATTAAAAAGGTGTGGGTATCAAACCAAATATAAGTTCGTGATCAGGACAGTTTTTCTTATCCATTTGTTGTTTTGGATTTAATAAAACACCTTTCTTACCACAACGCCAAGTAGCCCCGGAAACTTCTATCATTGGCTTTGAATGTTTGCAGTTTCTACAGTTTTTAAATTCTGGTTCTGCCCTACCTAGATAAACTTCTCTAGATTCTTTTGGTAAGTTCTTAACCTTCCAATCGTTTTCACTCAAGAATAAATCTGGTGGCTCTGGTGCAGTAATAATTCTTTTGGCTTTTTCTATCAAAGAAACAAACAAATCATGATTGTATTTAATTACTTCAGTATAGATATCAGAATTGTTTTTGTTGTAAACCAAAGCCAATGACTTAGGTAATTTAAAAGCGCCCATATAACAATGTACTTGCGCTTCATATTCCAGTGACCAACGCTCGTAACTATTTTCACTGGTTAAATTATTAAATCTTCTGTCATTAGAACTCTTAACTTCTAGGACCATAGAATCATCATCATGCTCTGGCAAGTTTTTAACTACGCCATCTATGTGCCCAGAGAAGTGATCGCCAAGTAAAGAAGCTTTGAACTGATCGCCCTTTTTATCTTCAGTAAATACTTCTACGCCATCTGCTTTTTTAAGATAATCAATGACTACATCTTCAATAACATTACCTAGTTCTAAGATCCTAGATACTCTTGGCTCAAACTTATTTGGTGGTAAGCACCATCTAAAATTTAACCACAACATTCTTTCATCTGGATTACCAATCTGACTCATACCTAAATATGGTCGATACTTTGGTGGTTCAGATAACATCACATGATCTATCATTTTATTTATTTTGCTCATAGAAATATCTCCTTATCATTAAAAATTACTTTCTTTACATTAAAATATTTGCCTTCTCTTTTTATGCCAACAGACTTAACTCCTTTGAGAGCTCCTTGATTTATCTTGGCAACTGCTTGCTCAGAGGTTCTAGGTACACCCCAAATTTTTGGGTCTACTAAACGACACCAGTGGTTGATTGCTAGTCCGTGCATTCTTGAGTGGCCAAACATAAGTGGCATCATCCTAGGCAAGAATTGATTATCAACATAAAAGAATACCTTACAATATTTGTTGCCATTTTTAGAGTCAGCGACAGCAGCACTAACACTGGTCACAGCTTCCAAAGAACTCTTGTTCTTTTGTTTCTCGTCAGATATAACAGCTCCAGAATCTGCCTTGGTTTTCTTAGCTACCTTTCTTTCTTCCATAGGTAATAAGAAAGTTAAGAACTCTGCTACCGGGAACTCTTCATTGCATTCGACACATTTCTTTGCATGCGGTGGATTGACAGCCAAACAA